GTGTTGCCTGAAAATTATACGGATGAAATGCGTGAAGTTCTTTCACAAGGTGTTTCTGTTGACAAATTACTTGATAAGAAAATCAACACAGACAATCTTTCTAGTGTTGCTTTGACACCTAATGCACAATTCTTTCGTACAGACACACAAGGTTTTCTTCCTAAGATGATGGCTTCTATGTATGAAGATCGTAAGGTATACAAGAAGAAAGCACTTATAGCAAAACAAGAACTTGAAGATGAGAAGGATGCATCAAAGAGATTCGCAATTGAAAAACGTATTGCCAGATATAACAATCTACAACTTGCAAAAAAAGTTTGTTTGAATTCTGCCTATGGTGCAATGGGTAATGAATTCTTTCGTTTCTTTGATTTGAGAATCGCTCTTGCAGTTACTATGTCTGGTCAATTATCAATTCGTTGGATCGAAAAGAAACTCAACGAGTACATGAATACTCTATTAAAAACTGACACAGACTATGTTATCGCCTCAGACACAGATTCGATTTATCTTAATCTTGGCTCACTTGTTAAAAAGGTGTATCAATCACCACAAGAACCTCAAAAAGTTATCGCCTTCATGGATAAAATCTGTGAAGATAAGATTCAACCGTTTATTGACAAAAGCTATCAAGAGCTTGCTGATTATGTTCATGCTTACGAACAAAAGATGCAAATGAAACGTGAAGCATTGGCAGACAAAGCAATTTGGACAGCCAAAAAACGTTATATCATGAATGTGTATAATAATGAAGGTGTTCAATATTCGGAACCACATCTAAAAGTAATGGGTCTTGAAATGGTAAAATCTTCTACTCCCGAATTTATTCGTGGTAAGATGGAAGAAATAATCAAGTTAATGATGAGTGGTACTGAAGAACAAGTTCAGAGATTTATTACCGAATTCAAAGAAGAATTTAAAAAGTTACCAGCAGAAGATGTTTCTTTTCCTAGAGGCATTCGTGGTATTCAAAAATATTCACACCCAACAACTTTATATTCCAAAGGAACACCAATTCATGTTAAGGGTGCAATCATATATAATCACACACTTAAACAAAAAGGTCTAACAAAGAAATATCCTCTCATCAACGAGGGCGAAAAAATCAAGTTCTCATACTTGAAGGTTCCAAACCCATTCAAGGATATGGTGATTTCATTTCCGGTAAAGTTGCCCGAAGAATTTGACTTGGGTCGTTATATAGATTATGATATGCAATTTGAGAAAGCTTTTCTTGAGCCTATTAAAGTAGTTTTGGATTGTATGAATTGGCACATAGACAAGCAAAGTACACTTGAGGACTTTTTCGGATGAGCACCGCACTCTTTACATTTATAAATGCCATATTATTGTCAGCAGTAGCAGCATATTATTCAGTAATTGGCCTTGCTGCAATATTTCCTGGTGCATTTTGGCCTGTTGTTTTCATGGGTTCAGTTTTAGAATCTGCAAAACTGGTAACAGCATCATGGCTATATCGTAACTGGAAAACTTCACCTGGAATATTAAAATACTATCTGACGAGTGCTGTTGCTATTTTGATGCTAATTACCTCTATGGGTATATTCGGTTATCTATCAAAAGCACACCTAGAACACGCATCAGACATTAGTCCTATTTCTGATAAGGTGGCTATAATTGATGAAAAGATTAAAACACTGAAGGAGAATATTGATGCCGACCGCAAGACACTTAAACAGCTTGACGAGGCGGTGGATCAAGTTATGGCACGTTCAGATTCGGAAAGGTCTGCCGAAAGGTCTATTCAAATTAGAAAGTCCCAACAGAAAGAACGTACACAGTTATCTGATGAAATTACAAAAACGCAGAAAGAAATTTCTAAGCTTACAGATGAGAAAGCGCCGTTGGCGAATGAATTACGAAAAGCAGAATCAGACTTTGGACCAATAAAATATGTTGCTGAACTTGTATATGGTTCTGGTGATGCAGATATTATAGATAAAGCAGTTAGATTGGTAATCATTTTAATTATGATTGTGTTTGATCCTCTTGCTGTACTATTATTGATAGCAAGTAACATCTCAATGGAAAAAAATGATGAGAAACCCAAGAAAAAGAAGTATGATGAAAGAGAAAAGGACCCTGTATACCAGAGGGTACTTGAAAAAATGGAGGAAGCGAAAAGAAAACTTGAGGAAGATCAGGATTCGCCTAATGAAGAAGTACCCAGGAAAGAAGAACCTAGACCTGAGAAAAGGTCTGATGAGGTTTTACACGTATCTAAAGAAAATGTCATAGTCATAGATGAAGCATCTGGTGAATCTATACCACCTTTGAAAAAATTAGAACCTAAATATGATTATGAAGAATCACCATTGGCATTTAAAGAAAAGGATAATAAATGAGCGTTCTTGACAAAATCAAAAAGAACAGCAGTATCAAAGAATCTGCTATTCTATCAAAATCAAAGTTCTTCACACAGAAAGATATGATTCCCACTTCTGTGCCAGCCATAAATATTGCACTAAGTGGTAAACTAGATGGTGGTCTTACCCCAGGTCTTACAATGTGGGCAGGACCATCAAAGCACTTCAAAACTGCCTTTAGTTTACTGATGGCTAAATCTTATTTGGACAAATATGAAGATGCAGCACTTCTATTCTATGATTCGGAGTTCGGTACTCCGCAATCTTATTTTGATAGTTTTGGTATCAACACAGACAGGGTGCTCCATACTCCTATTACGGATATTGAGCAGTTGAAATTTGATATCATGCAACAACTCTCAAGCCTAGAGCGTGATGACAAGGTAATTATTGTTGTAGATTCAATTGGTAATCTCGCATCAAAGAAAGAAGTTGAAGATGCACTAGAACAAAAATCTGTTGCTGATATGAGTCGAGCTAAACAAGTTAAGTCTCTATTTCGCATGGTAACACCACATTTGACAATGAAAGATATTCCTATGATTGTTGTCAACCATACATACAAAGAAATTGGTATGTTCCCAAAAGATATTGTTGGTGGTGGTACCGGTTCTTACTATTCAGCCGACAATATTTTTATAATTGGTCGTCAACAAGAAAAAGAAGGACAAGAAATTGTTGGTTATAACTTTATTATAAACGTAGAAAAGAGCAGGTATGTTAAAGAAAAATCTAAAATTCCTATTTCTGTATCCTTTGATGGTGGTATTAGCAAGTGGTCTGGTCTACTGGATATCGCACTCGAAAGCGGTCATGTGGTAAAACCAAGTAATGGCTGGTATTCTCGCCGTGATGAAGATGGGGTATATGAAGATAAGAAGTATAGACTGAAAGATACAGATACTAAAGATTTCTGGCTTTCTATCTTAAAACAAAAGTCCTTCCGTGAATTCATCGAAAGCAGATATTGTATTGCAAATGGAGAAATCATTTCGGATGAAGAAGTGGAAGATGTTTTTGCTGTAGAAACTACAAACGGAGTGGAAAATGACTGAAGGAATTGACTATTGTTTCATCTATCCTAAAGATGATCCAGAATCAGTGCATATTCGTTTACTAGAAGGTAAATATAAAGACACAGTATTTAAATATGGCAAGGTAAAGTTTGAAGAAAGAGCAGGGAATGTGTATTTACTTTTCGCATATGATGTGCTAGAATCTTCTGCTGATAAACCTAAGAAGTTGGAGAAAGACGAAAACTTCAAAAACTATCTTGGGGATTTATTGGTAGAAGTAATGTCAGGCAACCTAGAACAGGATATTATTGATGAAACTGGAACAAGTGATACTGAGGAATCTGATTTGCAACGAGGAATATCTCCGTAAGGTAATTCCTTTCATAAAACCAGAATATTTTTCAGACAGAACAGAAAGATTAATTTTTGATGAAATTTCATCATTCGTATCATCTTACAACACTACACCAACGATTGAGGCTATTACACTTGCCGTCAAAGAAAAGAAAAATCTTACGGATGACCAGGTGGCGAAATGCGAAGATTATATACATGAAATTGAGCAAAATAAGGAAAGTTCCAAAATCGACTGGCTCCTTAAACAATCCGAAATATTTTGTCAAGAAAAAGCGATTTATAATGCCGTCTTGGCATCTATTTCTATTCTTGATGGAAAAGATAAAGCACAGGAAAAAGGAGCTATTCCCAAGATACTTGCAGACGCATTGGGTGTAGGGTTTGATACTAATATTGGTCACGATTACTTAGATAATGCAGATGAGCGTTATGAATTCTATCATAGAAAAGAAAAACGAATTCCTTTTGACCTTGAGTTCTTCAATAAGATTACCAAAGGTGGTCTCCCTATTAAGACCCTTAACATTGCCTTGGCGGGTACTGGTGTAGGTAAGTCTCTGTTCATGTGCCATGTTGCCGCTGGTTGTATGGTGCAAGGTAAGAATGTTCTTTACATCACACTTGAAATGGCAGAAGAAAAGATTGCAGAGCGAATAGATGCTAATCTACTGAATGTTACAGTTGATGACTTGATCAAACTCTCAAAGGAAATGTATGATAAGAAAGTGTCCAGAGTTCGTGAAAATACTACGGGTAAACTTATCATCAAAGAATATCCAACTGCAAGTGCTTCAACAGTACATTTTAGGACACTTTTAAATGAATTACATCTCAAACGTAGCTTCATGCCTGACATTATTTTTGTTGATTATCTTAATATTTGCGCCTCTGCAAGAATCAAACCAGGAGCAAGCGTTAACTCTTATACCTACATCAAATCAATTGCCGAAGAACTGCGAGGTCTGGCCGTTGAGTTCGGAGTACCAATTGTTTCTGCAACACAAACAACACGATCAGGTTACACAAATTCAGACCCAGGACTTGAGGACACAAGTGAGTCTTTTGGTTTGCCAGCTACCGCAGACTTGATGTTCGCTTTGATAACATCAGAAGAACTTGAAGCCTTGAACCAGATCATGGTGAAACAGTTGAAAAATAGATATTCTGACCCAACAACACATAAAAGATTTGCCATAGGTATTGACAGATCAAAGATGAAGCTGTATGATGTGGAACAGTCAGCACAAGACGATATTATAGATGCTGGAAAAGATGACGATAAGCCTCTAAATTCTTTTGGTGAAAGAGAACGGTTATCTTCCATGAAAAAGAAGTTTGGTGGCTTCAAAGTCTAATAAATATTCAAATATAACTTTGAGGTACTAACATGGGTGTCAATAGACAAGCACTATTAGATGAAGAAGCTGCATATAAAAAAGTAAAAAAACTTTTAGGGAATCCTGAAGCATTTGCTTCTCCTGCCGGGTTCGCAACAGGATTTCCAGATTTTGGATTTACAGTTTATGTTAATAAAAAACGTGTTGATTTGTTTTTTGAATATAAGTCTGACTATACCGCACAGATGGGTTCAATGAGAAACTGGACGTTTGATGGAACAGAATTTGATGCACCCGATGCAGATACCGATAACGATAAACAACAATTGTTAGAGGTAATGAATGCCACTCCAGGCGCAATTGCTAATGGAAAAAGGCTATTGAAAGATTTTAATTCGTATTTTGACACTCCCAAAAAACCTACATATAAATTTAAAAAGATATCTTCTGGAATGTTATCAGTAGAGAAAAATCTCCCGCAAAGAAGAATGAGACTGGAGCATTTCGTAAATAATACTGATAATTATTCGATAGCAAATATTAGCGATTCTGGTTTGGGTCAAAAAGTATTAGATCATTATCATAAAAAATTTCATGATAATTTAAATACTAATGCTGATCATAGTATTATGTTCATGATGTTAAAAGACACTATTTGGTTTTTAGAAGAAACTGGAAGTTTATCTTTTCAAGAGAAAAAAATGGTTGCTCAATTATTTGGTGCAACAGAAATTACTACATTACGAGAACTTAATGCGAAACTAGAAGTTCGTATTCAACCAAGAGGACTCAAAGACAAAACTAAACCCACATCTATTGATGTTATGGCAAGTTTCAGATTAGCAAGAAAACCTGCAGGTGGAGTTAAGGTATGAGTCTATCATATGATTTTGATAAGGTATTTAAAGAATACGAAAGCTCAACTGATGATTTTGGTTTCTCAGCAGTATCAGAAGAAGAATATAATTCTGTAATTAATAAAACAGCAGAAACAGCAGATGATTATAAAACACGATTGAATGAAGTAGAAAAAATGATTATTCCTTTTCTACAGAAACTATATCAAACTGCCGATAAAGAATATATTTACTGGCCGAATCGTAAACCAGTTATTGAAAAACAGATTGAGAGGATACTCAAGCTGACTAGAGGTTAAAAAATAATGAAAGATATTTTACAAAAACTTCTGCAAAACTTACCGCAAATATTACAAGTTTTGCCAAGTATAATTAAATATCTACCTATATTACTGATAGTTGGTGTGCTTTGTGTTGGTGGATACTTTCTAATGATTAACTATAAGGATCCATACATGTGTCATGATAATGAGCTATACGAACAAATTTCGGTCACATCAAATGTTTACAAGTTTAAAGGTGGCTATTGTATAAGCGATAAATAATGGAGTGATTATGAGTGCTGTTGTTATTTTACCCACCACAGGTACTCCTGAGGTACGTGATGCGATTGAAAGTGTATTAAATCAAACATATCCAACCAAGTGTTATTTGGTATGTGATGGTGAACAATTTAGAGGTAGAGTTAAACCTATTGCTGACGAATTCTTAGGTCACCGCAATTTCCGACAGTGTTACCTTCCAGAAAATGTTGGTGCTAATGGCTTCTATGGTCATAGAGTTTATGCTGCCTTCTCTCATCTAGTCAACGAAGATTATGTTTTATTTCTTGATCAAGACTGTTGGTTTGAACCAACACATGTACAAAACTGTATAGACCTAATCGAAAAAGAAGACCTAGAATGGTCATATTCTCTGAGAAGAATTATGAACAAAGAAGGAGATTTTTTGCTTAATGATGATTGTGAAAGTCTTGGCAAATGGATGGCATGGACAAATACTCACCACATTGACACAAATAGTTATTGTGTTCGCCGTGAAGTTCTGATAAGATTAGCATCTGTATGGCATGGTGGTTGGGGTCAAGATAGAGTATTTTTTAACACAATAGCAACTAACTTTAAGAAGTGGGATTGCACAGGAAAATATACCGTCAACTATAAGGTAGATGGTAATGCTGGTTCTGTTACAAAAGAATTTTTTGATCAAGGCAATAAAGTGATGAACGACTTTTATAAAGGAAAACTTCCTTGGCGAAAAGATTGATAGTAGGTAAGACTAGTTTTATTGGAAATGAATTAGTCAAACTGAAAAATTATGATATTGTTGCATATAAAGATATTCATCATGTTGATTTTTCTCAATACGATGGTATCATCAATTGTGCATTGAATCCTGTGTTTAAAACTCAAGTATATAATGAAAAGATTGATGTTGATTATGAAATAGCAAAAATTGCATATGAAAACAACTGTCACTATGTAATGATATCTACCAGAAAAGTTTATGGTTCATCAGTAGAGTTAAAAACATATACAGAAGAAAGTCCAACAAATCCATTTGATTTTTACAGTGAGAACAAATTAATTTGTGAGAACAAAATTCAAAAAGAATTTGGTGATAGAGCAGTTATAGTGAGAGGATCAAATCTATTTGGTTTTGAATTGGGCAGACAATCTTTTATGGGTTTCTGTATGGATCAATTGAAGCATAGTGAAAAGATTGTATTTTCAATTAGTGAAAAAACGAAAAGAGACTTTATTGATGTAACTACATCAGCATGTATGTTGGATAAAATTTTAAGAAGAAAATTTACAGGAATATATAACTTGAGTTCAAATCATGGACTCGAAATCGGTAAAGTAGCAAAACATTTAATTAGAGGTTATGGTAAAGGTGAGTTTTTATGTACCAGTGATGTTATCAAAGAACAGTTTATCATAGACAACACAAAACTCACCGAAGAACTAAGAGTATCTCTTAACCCAATTTACATCACTGCTGTTATTGAAGATTTAGGAAAAGAATTATGCAAGATATGATTATTAGTGCTGTGTCCGAATATGGATACGACAAAATGAAATATTGGATCAATTCAATCAAGCAATCTGGATTTCAAGGTAAGATTGGAGTAGTTGCATTCAATATCAAAGATGAAACACTTGAAAAATTAAAATCTGAAGGTGTTGAAGTTTATCTAACAACAAACAATCGTAATAAAGATAATGATGGTTATTTGTTCGCAGAAGGCTTGACTTATCAAGTTCCTATGCTCAGACACTATTTTTATTGGGCAGTACTATCTGAAATGAAAGACATTCGCTATGTCATTTCTACAGATATATCTGATGTTGTGTTTCAACTGAATCCTTCTGTTTGGCTAGAAAATCATCTAGGCGACAAAAAACTAAA